TTCGGTGGACGACGGCAGGCACTTCGTGGAACTGCACGTTGAATACGACGAAAACGAAGACGCCTACGTTCTGACGGGAAATGATCATCCGATAGCGGTACTGTAACGGCAAGGGCGAGGCGATGGCCTGCAAACGAACATATAGTTGCGACCTGTGCCACACCGTCTTCGAGCCGGATAGCTCATTCCTGTTCGGCATCGCGTTCGGACATGACGGCTATGACGGATTCGTCCGGTGGAGCCCGTTAAAAGTCGACCAACATTTATGCAAAGCGTGCCTTAAGGACGCGGCGACGATGCTATCGGACATCGAGAAGGAAGGAGCGTAGCGTGAAGATCGAAATAGTGAAAGTCGACAGCCTGACGCCGGACCCAGAGAACGCGAGGGAACATTCGGACCGGAACATCGAGGCGATCAAGAAGAGTATGGCGAAGTTCGGCCAGCAGAAGCCGATCGTCATCAGCGAGGACAACGTGATCCTTGCGGGCAACGGTTTCTGGACGGCAGCGAAGGCGTTGGGCTGGGAAGATATTGCCGCGGTGCGGAGCACGCTGGAAGGGGCGAAGGCGACGGCGTATGCTATCGCCGACAACAAGACAGGCGAGCTGGGAGGCTGGGACTACGACCGTTTGGCGGACCAGATGCGCGAGTTCAACCGGCAGTTGCAGGAAGCAACGGGTTTCGCTGATTTCGAGATGGAGTCGCTGCTGAAGGAGGACTGGGAGGCGCCGGAGCCGAGTGATGCGCAACAGAGTGAAGGCGGAGGCTCAGCGGCGACGGAGTGGCTGGGCCGATTCATCCTGACGTACCGGGACGAGACCGAGAAGCAGATGTGGATGGAGAGGCTCGGGATGGACGGTAAGAAGCAGATGTACGACGCGGCTGAACTGATATAGTAAGGAAACGACGATGAATACAGAACAAGCAAGCATAGCTACCCTGACGCTTGACCCGGACAACGTCAGGACGCACGGTGACCGGAACATCGAAGCGATCGCCGCGAGCTTGAAGCAGTTCGGCCAGCAGCGACCGATAGTAACGAACCGAGACGGCACGGTGCTGGCAGGGAACGGCACGGTATTGGCGGCGATCTCGTTGGGGTGGTCGACGGTTGACGTTGTACGCAGCGACCTGGGCGGCGAAGAGGCCAAAGCATACGCTATCGCCGACAACAAGACGGCGGAGCTTGGCGATTGGAACTTCGGCAAGCTGTCGGAGCAAGTGAACGCGATGCCGGACGAGCTCGTCGGTAGCCTGGGGTTCGAGGACTACGAGCTAGACGCGATGCAACACAGCGAGTGGAACGACGAACTTGGGCTAGAGGGCGAAATGGACGACGAACTGCCGCCACCGGAGGTTGCCGGCGAGGATGCGACGCTGAAACGGTTCATCGTGCGGTACAAGACGGAAGACGACAAGCAGGCGATTGCCGACATGCTGGGCGTGGACGGCAAGAAGATCATTTACACGCCGAAGGAGACGGCAGGCGCATGAAATCCAAGCTACAGCAAGGATACGGTAGCCCGAGATGGACAGGAGAGTTGACGGATTGCTCGATGCCGATGACGTTTGACACCTATAGCAACTGCGGATTCGGCTGCATGTATTGCTTTAGTCAGTTCCAGCGGGCCGTCGGCACGACGAAGGACGATTACGCCGCGGGCCGAGTAAAGGTGGTAAACGTCGAGAAGGTCAAGCGGATTTTCGAGCCCGGAACGAAATCATCGTTTCGGCGTTACGTGGACGAGCGGAAGGTGATGCAGTGGGGAGGATTGAGCGACCCGTTTTGTACGATCGAGCGGCAGCACGGGCACGGACTGAAGCTGTTGAAGTTCTTCCGAGACATTGAGTACCCGATCAGCTTCAGCACGAAGGGCACTTGGTGGACGAAGGATAAGCGGTACACGGACCTATTCCGCGGCGCGACGAACTGGCATGTGAAGGTGTCGATCATTACGCTCGACGCTATGAAAGCGGCGGCGATCGAGCGAGGGGTTGACAGCCCGGCGGCGCGACTGGATGCCATTGGAAGGATAGCTGACCTTGGCATCGGCGGCGTCACGCTGCGGTTCAGGCCGTTCATCATCGGCGTGAGCAGCCCACAGCACGAGGCGCTGATACGGGGTGCGGCGAGCAAGGGCGCGGACAGCGTGAGCACGGAGTTCTTCTGCCTGGAGCAGAGATCGACAGCACTGCGGAAGAAGCTGGGCGTGATGAGCGAGCTGGCAGGTTACGACCTGTTCGAGTTCTACAAGAAGCACAGCCGGCGGCGCGGCTACATGCGACTGAACCGGACGATCAAGCGGCCGTACGTTGACGCGATGCAAAAGACGGCACACGAATGCGGCATGCGGTTCTACGTGTCTGACGCGGACTTCAAAGAGCGCTGCGACGGAGGAAGTTGCTGTGGACTGAACGACGGACACAAGTGGAGCCGCGGGCAATTCACCGCAGCGCTGTTGCTGTGTAAGCAGAACGGCCAAGTAACGTGGGACGAAGTTGCGGAGGACATGGACCATTACGAGGGGCTTGAGGCGAGCACGCTGGAGAGTTGCCAGTTGTTCGGAGGTTCGGCAGAGCGATGTGCACGGTTCAAGGGCATCGAGGTTCGAGAGGCGTTGCGGTCTATCTGGAATAACCCGAAGACGGGCCACTCGCCATACCAGATGTTTGGCGGAGTGATGAAGCCGGCACGAGTGGACGACAACGGGAACGTGATCTATGAGTACGATTCAAGTCGAGAATGAGCTAAAAACGGCGTTGAAATTCGGAGCACGGTTGATTGCGACGAACGACTTGGACCCGGTGTACAACGTGCTGTACGGTGCGGAGATGAGCCGGGATCAGAAGGACCGGACAAGTTTGGCATACTGGTGTTTTTACAACCTTGGGTTGGCGGCCGAGATAGGGATGGAGACAACAGCGAAGGCGTACTACGACGCTATCGAGGACAGCATACCGAAAGGAAGGAGAGGGGCGGAGCGGCGGCATTGGCGAGGGGAAGCAGCAAGAAGGACTTTGAGTTGGTTGAGGGAGCACGGCGAGCCGGAATCCATTGTGGAGCAGATATTCAGCAAGCCAGGGTACGCCGACGTAGCGAATCAAGTAAAGGCTATCCCGGTATTCGGGCCGTGGATCACATGGAAGATTGCCGACATGGGGGAACGGTGCCTGGGCCGAACAGTGGATTTCAGCGAGGCGAGCTTGAGCATGTACCGAGACCCGGTGCAGGGAGCTGCCCAGGTGCTGCGAGGCGACTGGAGAGCTAAGATCACAAGCGAGGAGGTGGAGGAGGTAACGCAGGCCGTTATCGATAGTCTCAGGACACTCAAGGCACCACCATCGTACGACCGACAGATCAACATACAGGAAGCCGAGACCGTGCTCTGCAAGTACAAGAGCTGGCGGAAGGGCAACTACTGGATCGGGAAGGACATAAAAGAGATTGGCGAGGCGATGCGAGCAGCCGGCCCGACGGCGAGACGGCTCGCGCAGCACTTGCCGCGTGAGGTGCGACGATGCCGTTAGTAGTGACGGGAACGCGCACGGAAATACATGAGCTGCGCGGGCATCCAGTGTGCGTGAAACGGGATGACTTATGCAGTCCGGCACCGGGTCCGAGCTTCGCGAAAGTGCGAGGTCTGGAGCTGCACTTGCGCGGAAGGATAGAGCCGGTGATAGGGGCGATGGACACCCTGCATAGCAAGGCGGGGTGGGGGGTGGCATGGGTTTGCCGGGCACTGAAGAAAAAGGCTGTTGTCTACTACCCGAAATACAAAGGAGAGGCAGGGCTGCGGGAGAATCAGCGACGGTGCCGTGACCTCGGTGCCGAGTTGGTTCCGTTCGAGGCCGGCATGAGCGCCGTCCTGTACAACAGAGCAAAGACCGACCTGAATAGGCGTTACGGCCGGGCGAGCTACATGCTACCGAACGCATTGAAACTGCAAGAGTCGGTGAACGGCACAGCAGCGGAAGTAGCGACCGTGCCGGCTGAGATGATGCACGATGCGACGTGGTTGGTGAGCATCAGCAGCGGCACGCTGGCAGCGGGAGTCATCCGTGGCCTGAAGAAGGCTGGCGGAACGGCGAACGTGGTGCTGCACATGGGGTACAGCAGACCGAAAGCCAGCGTCTGGAAGTACCTGGAGAAGAAGGTAGGCACGCGGCCCAAGTTCGGCATCGAGATAGTGGATGAAGGTTATGCCTACCGGGACCGCGTGGACACCGAGTGCCCTTTCCCTTGCAACCCCTACTATGACTTGAAGGCCTGGAAGTGGCTAGCGCGAGAGATCGAGAACAGGGAGACGCGTTGGCTGTTTTGGAACATAGGCGCATGAAGCCGATCGATTACGTCAGCGACAGGATTGTGAAACCAGCGGATACGGTGACGCTGTTACAGGCGGCAGCTCTTTGCCGAAAGCCATACTATGGGCACCCGAGGGGCTGCCCGAACTACGGGAAAGCGAAGAGATGTCCTCCGCGAACTAAGCGGCTGGGGGACGGGAAAGTGCTATTGGTTGGTTTCAAGTTTGAGCTTGAGGCTTGGGCGAGACGAATGAAGGAAAGGCATGAGGGGTGGACTGACCGGCAGTGCCGCAATCTACTGTACTGGCAGCGAGCCGTGCGACAGGAGCTGCTAACCTACGCCCGGCGGCAACGAACAGGGAATTGGAAGGGGCCGATCTACATGACACCGGAGGCGCACTGCATCAATATAACCGAGATGATGAAACGAGCCGGGCGACCATTGCAATGGCCGCCACGAAGCCACTGCTGGTTGGTGGCGCTGATCGGACAAACGAACGGAGTAGAGCGATGAGCTACGATCACTTTTTGCAGATGGAAGGCAAAATCTCCGACGAGAGCGGGGTCGACGAGCGGACTGGCTGGCGATACGAGTACCGGCACATAGGCATGACGCGGAACGCGACGATGGAGCACAGGAAGAGGCTGAAGGTGTTCCTCGACCCGGCGCCGCATGTGGTGCTCGACCAGAACGTGCCGCTTCGAGGCTGGTACAAGTCGAAAGTGGAGCCACCGGGCAAGCGACCGAGGCCGTGCTACACCGAGGCTCTACTGACGCAGCCGTATGGCGGAGCCTGTCCTGTGCGTTGCGTGATGTGTTACGTGAACAACGGCCTGCGAGGGTACAGAGGGCAGGGCATCACGGTCGTGGACCCGAGCTACCCAGAAAAGATACGTAAGCAAGTGAGCAAGATGAAACTGGCGACGGCATTCTACATCAGCTCATTTACGGAGCCATTTCAGCCGAAGCTGGAGCCGCATTACAAGAACACCCGCCGATTGGCACAGGTGGCGGTAGACAACAAACTCCCGATATTCTTCCTGACGCGGCAGGTGCCGCCGGGTTGGGCGTGGGATATGCTGCGCGAGAACCGGTTCAGCTACCAGCAGTTTAGTATAAACACGCCGGACGCGGACGACTGGAGGCGGTTGAGCCCGAACGCGGCACCGCTGGACGCCATGATAGCCTCGGTCAGCGAAGCCAGGAAGCGGGGTATCTATTGCAGCATACAGGTGAACCCGATCATCGCCGGAGTGACGAGCAACGAACAGGTTGTGGAGCTGATACACAAACTGGCGGCGGCCGGGGCGGATCACTTGATTTTCAAGTTCGTGGAGATAGTGAGCCCGGCAGCACGGCCGATGATCAAACGCATGAAGGCGATCTTCAAGGACCGAGGCGAGTTATTCGAGGAACTGTTCACGGAAACGATAGGCGGGCTACGGACCATCGCGGAGGACTACAGGAGACAGGGATTGGACTTGTTTTTGCGAGAGACGAAGAAAGCGGGCGTCACGATGGGATTGTGCTACGAGTACGAGTACGAGCGGGACGCAAACGGGAAGATAGCGAACAAGACAGGAGTAAGCTTAGGTCCGAAGTACACCACGGCGGATCAATGCCACGGCAGGCGGGTGCCGATGTACCGGAGGACGGATACGCGAGTGCCATTCCAACCGATCGAGGGCTGCGACCCGGGAGGCTGCCTTTATTGTGCGGACCGGAACGGAGGCGAGGCGGGCGTGCCGTGCGGCAACAAGAAGCTGGCCCAAGCGACGGCATTGAAGCCGGGGGATTTCAGATGAAGCTGATCGGCGTAGGAGGCGAGCCGGGCGTGGGGAAGACCACGGTCATGCGGCTTGTGTTGGGCGGCATAGACGGCCTAGAACCGTTTAATGACGGGCCTGTGAAAGGGCTGCGGACCGAAGATGTAGCGATTCTGGGAGTTTACGAACAGGACGACCTATTCGGAGGCACCGACAGATTAGCCATGTCGGTTCAGCCGAAGGCGCTAGAATGGTTACGGGCGGAATCCGAGAACGGAACGACGCGAGCCGTAGCGTGGGAAGGCGACAGGCTGTTCAACGGGTCGTTTATAGAGCAGGCCAGAGGTGTCGCGGAAGTGCATTTGTTCGTGCTGAAAGCGAGCCAGATTGTGACCGCCAGCAGAAGGCGGCGGCGCGGGACGACGCAAGACAGCGTGTGGCTGAGCGGGAGAAAATCCAAGATCGCACGGCTGGAACTGGAATACAGGGCTATTACGACCGAGTTGGATGTGAGCCGGGACGATGGAGCAGAGCGAGCCGCTGACGCCATTAGAATGGCAATAACAGGAACGACGCGATGATCGACCGACCGGACAACGAGAACCCAAACCCGCTAGAAAGGCCGGGAAAGCACCCGGAGACCAAGCAGCACATGATCCTAGCTGCAATGGAAGCGATCACGAAGGGCTGGCCGACGATCAGAATCCACGAATACTTCCGGCGGCAGTACGGGCTGAAGATAGCGGCGACAAACGGGTACATCCGGCTGGCCCGGGAAGAACTGGTTGCGGGCGTAGCGAAGCCGATCGAGGTGCTGGTGGCGGAGAGCTACGGCACGTACATGGCATGCATAAATTCGGTCGATACGTCATGGAAAGAGAAGCTGGCGGCCAGGAAAGCGGCGGATGAACTGCTCGGTTTGCCGAAGCGGGTGGTGACCATCCGGCACGAGCGGCCCGAGGACACGCGGCTGGAAATAGCGGCCGACCAGATGACGGCAGAGCAGTTGATCGCGTTGACCGAGTTGGTAGAAAAGATGGAGGCGCTGGAGGCGAACACGGTAGAATCAGACCACCCAAAGGGACTACCAGCACCCCAAGACTGGAGTGAGGCAAGCGATGGGCACGACGACGGTTAACTGGCTGCTACGCCGGCACCTATCGGAAGTCCTTGGCATTGAACGGGATACGTTTGAGTACCCTTGGCGGGAGGAGGATTTTCTGCTGGCTTTACGGCAGAGGAACTGCATCGGGTTGGTGGCGGAACGCGACGACCGGGTATTGGGCTATATGATCTACGATTTCAACAGACGGGTATTCACGATCGTGAATTTGGCGGTTCGGAGCGAATGTCGCCGGCAGGGCGTCGGCCTGCAGCTGGTTGCGAAAGTGGCCGGCAAACTGACTTGGAAGAGGCGAGGGCGGTTGATGGCGTACGTGCGGGAGCAGAACCTGAACGCCCAACTGTTTTTCCGCGGGTGTGGTTTCCGGTGCGTATCGACATTGCCGGACTATTTTGAGGTGCCGGGCGGCAACTGGGAGACGGCCTATGCGTTCGCGATGACCGCAGGCGACTGGGCGGAGCGGAAGGAACGGCATGAACAGCTTGCCCAGTGATTGCCCGCACTGCGACGGGCCGTTGTTGATCACCGCGGCGATGCAGGGCCGGCGGATCGTCTGCCCGAAGTGCAGGGGGTCGGTCACGGTGCCGGCGAACTATCTGAGCGACCCGTCGCCGGAAGTGCCCGCCAGGAGCCCAAACCAGCCGTCTGGCGGCATCATTCAGACGACGGGGCAAACGACACGAGCACGACAGCGGGCCGGCAGCGGGCCGGCAGGGGCCGTAGGGCTGGTGTTTTGCGGGATTGGGATTGCGGCGACGTTGGTTGTAGGAGCGGTGACGGCGACCAAGCTGGAGCACGCGCTGGACACGATTCCGCCAGAAGCGGAGCCGTTGCGTGAGGCGATCGGGTTTCTCGGCATGCAGTATTTCGGCGCCGGGCTGGCGACGGTTGCGATCCTGGGCGCATTGATGTGCGTTTTGGTTGGACTGACGGGAAAAAGATAGACACGAAACCACCCTAAAATACGGGTTGACAAACGAGCGGAGTCAGAAATAATTACGGTATGCCAACTGGAACCGCGAGCATAGATATGAGACGTCCACTGGAACAGCACGAGCGAGAGGTCCGCGATTTTGCGGCCGCTATCGTTGCGCGCCCGGTTTCGGACGTCGAGGCGGAGTGCATGGAGCGCATGGCCAGAGCTGGAGTATCGGCGAGAGCGATAGCGGAGACGATCCTGGGCCGCGACGTCACGCAGGCCGAGATCGATCGAGCGAGAGACCTCGTGTCGCTGTAGACGCGAGGCGTGGACAATTTGAGAAAGGAGAGACGAGCGATGATAGTCAAGATGCGATGGACGAACAACGGGCCACACAAGCGGGTGACGCTCTTTGTAGGAGTTGACCGCGATCATCTCGCGAATGCCGGAACACTGTGCCTACGACCGGACGAAGCTACGGCGTTCAGAAAGTCGATTCGGCAGGGAAGCGGCATAGAGGGCAGCGGCGGATTTAGCGGCGTATTGGAGTCGGGGTGGACGGAGGCAGGGTTGGAGAAAGGAAGCGACACATGAGCCAGCGACTTGAAATGTGCTGCGAGTGCGACGAGCCGACAGGGCACGCCGGTGTAGGCGATGGCTCGATCTACTGCAATTGCGGGGAAGGGCCGTTCTGCAACGAGTGCTACCACGAGCACGAGTGCGACGAGAAGGAAGAAGAATGACACATGAACGCAGCTAGTCTTAAGGCCAGCATTGTAGAGGCGGAGCGGTTTCTAAAACGCGCGCGGGAACTTCGTGCAGAATCGGATGCGGATAAGGACGTGTTGACGTTCGGCAACAAAACAACGGCTTCAGTTCGCCGCTCTTCGATGGACCTGACGCGGGCGTTAGCAATACTAAGGAAATAATGCAATGACGGTATACGTTGACGACCTACGAACGGTGAAGCGAAGCAAGATGTGGCCGTGGTTGCAATCGTGCCACATGTTCGCCGACACGCTAGACGAGCTACACGCGATGGCAGAGAAAGTCGGTATGCACCCGGCGTGGTTTCAGGGCCACAAGGAACTGCCACACTACGACCTAACGCCAAACAAGCGGGCGCAAGCCGTACACTAGCCGCGGAGGCGGCGGGAAAGGACGGTGCGTGATGAACGCAACGGAACTAGCCCGGCTAGTCCAGCACATGCGGACTGCCCAAAAAGAGTATTTCCTGTCACGCGATCAGTGGCAGTTGTCCGAATCGAAGAGGCTCGAAAAGCGTTGTGACGAGGCGGTCGCGGAAATCTTGGACGGACAGGGGCGTCTGTTCGATAGCGCACCTGAATCAGCCCAAGCATCTGCGGACGCGGCGAAAGGTGAGTGATGGAATTTATCGATGATATGCTTGTGTGCCCTGGATGCTTCGCGATTGAAAAAGAACCAGCGGTCGAGGGCGACGAGTGTATTTGCGGCGAGAACTTCGTGTCTGGGGAATCGGTGCGGCAGTGGCATCGGGACTGGAATAAAGTTGGCAGCGTGGTGGCGGCAGCGAGACAACAGCGCAGAAAAGGCGGACACCATTTAGCGGTCTACGGAGCGATTGGCAAGTGCCTAATTGACATGCCGTCGTGGAACGGACATGAAGCGATTCAAGCAGCCGCGGAGGCGGCGGGAAAGGATGGTAAACCGTGAGCATCGCGGCAATTGTATGGGACGTCACGCGAGACGACGGAGAACTGAAACTGTGGCTCGCGCCAAGCGGCAAAGACCCGGTAGGGCAGAGTAGGTTGATTGTCGTCGGCAATTGCGAGACGGCTGAAATGCTCGTCGGCCAAAACATTTGGGCGGCTGGGAGCGGTCCTATCATGTGCGGCGACGTCGCGATTGGAGAGCGGATCGGCTATGTTCGCTGCACGCTCTGGAATCACGGGATACGCGAGGCATTAGCAGCCGCGGAGGCGGCGGGAGGTGAAGCGTGAATATCAACGAAGCAGAACGGCTGGCTGCGATAACGCGATCGCGCCGAAAGTTCCGGACGAAGGCCGAAGAGCAGGCCGTGGCGTTGCTCTGCGAGATCGAGCGGCTGCGTGGTGTCGAGCAAGCTGGCGTTGTCCGCTGCAAGGACTGCATCCATTTCAACGGATTAAGTTGCGGCAGGGCTGATAGCGCCGACGGAAGACGGCACGACCCGAAGTCGTTGGCCGCAGCGAAAGACTACGAGGGCTACAGTGCGTGGCTCAAAGTTAGCCCCGAATTCGGGTGCGTTCAGGGGGAGGCCGCTGAGGCGGCGGGAGGGGCCCCCCGAGCCTGCTGAACGGCAGTTGTTCGAGTGAATAATGGAGTTACGATTAAATGGTTGACAACCAACTCATAATAGCGGACTGCTTAGCGTGGATGCGTGAACAGCCGGACAACTCGGTCGACCTGACGTTTGGCAGCCCACCCTACGAGGACGCAAGGACGTACGGTGTCGAATACAAGATTGCCGGCCGGGAGTGGGTCGCATGGATGGCCGATCGAATGGTCGAGATGGTCCGCATCACAAAGGGCTTAGTCGCGATGGTCGTCGAAGGGCGAACGCGGAAGTTCGCCTATTCGGCCACGCCGATCTTGCTGATGGCCGAGTTGGTCGACCGAGGAATCACGCTCCGCAAACCGCCGATATTCCATCGCGTCGGGATTCCGGGTAGTGGCGGGCCGGATTGGTTGCGGAACGATTACGAGTTCATCGTGTGCGCCACGTCCGGCGGAAAGCTTCCGTGGAGCGCCAGCACGGCAATGGGAAAGCCGCCGAAATACGCACCGGGCGGCGCTCTGAGCTACCGAACGCAGGACGGCCGCCGAATCAACGAGCGCAAGCATAACCGTGGTAGTAAAGCTCGCAAGCGAACGCCACCGGAAGCCGCCCGACGCAACGGCGGATACAGCCCACCGAAGTTGGCCAATCCGGGCAACGTGATTCACTGCAAGGTGGGCGGCGGCCACATGGGCCATCCGTTGGCCGCTGAAAACGAGGCCCCGTTCCCCGAGCGACTCGCCGAGTTCTTCATCCGGTCGTTCTGTCCACCGGGCGGCGTAGTGCTCGATCCGTTTTGCGGTAGCGGTACGACTTGTGCCGTGGCATCCAAGTGCGGGCGGCAATATGTCGGCGTCGACATCCGGCCCGAGGCAGGTGGAGTGGGCACAGCTAGACGGAGACTGGAGTCGGTAGAGGCGCAAGGGCAGTTGTTCGAGTGACTAGCGACACGAGGTCGGCAGCACGCTTGCCGAAACAAGCGGAGCCGCAGTACAATACGAGCAGCATCAGGACAGGAGGAACACGATGGGACGAGCGATAGATGTGGGCGAGTTCGTGGCGGGCTTCACCGCGGGAGCCAGCCAGCAGGGACTACACGCCGACGCAAGCGAGGCGATGAAAGACGGATGGAGCGTGGGCCGGCAGGCGGTACGGCACGCGGTGGCGATGTACTTGGACGAGCGGGGGTATGAGCAGTTGGGTAGCCAGAGCCTGAGCGATTTCGTTTCGTCAGAAGAAGGGAGCTAGCGATGAGCGACGACACCACCATACCTCGGGAAGAAGTTCTAGTGTTAATGAGAGAGCTTCCGGGCAACACAAGGCAGAGCGTATCCTATTGGCCACCGCGGTATAACCCAGATGGGTTGGAGCAGTTGCTGCTGGACGAGCTAGCACGAGTTACCGGCAAGGAGTCGCTGCAATGGTGGTGGGCGGCCGGCAACCAAACGATTGTGAACAGGGCACTTGACCGTTGCCAGCGGGTAGGCGTGCCGTTGGAGATGTTCATTTGCCCGAAGACGATGAACGCTACGTCGTTCGCGCGACGCTGGCTCAACCTGAAGACTCGGTTAGGCGACCACCCGCCGGAGATCGTCCGGTGCGTCGTGGACCACGAGATGGCATTCTACCGGCCAGGGCCGGAACACCGAGCGCAGAACGATCGTGTGCACGCGATGAATACCGCGATCTATGATGCCTGTAAGCAGCACGCGCCGGACGCACCGGTGAACAGGTACAACCACGGAGCCGTCGGGTACTCAGGGAACCGCTGGTGGATGTCGCGGTACAGCAGCTACGAAGACCTAGTAGACGAAGGCTGGAGCATTTCGATCTACGATCCGACAGACGAGGCGGAGATGCGGCGGCGGCTGGAGCTGACGGCAGAGGTTGGCCGAATGTTTCAGGTAGACACCGGCAGCATTTGGACGACGTTCCAGTGCCGGCGAATCAGGCCGGGCGACGAGCCGATATTCGACAACACGCAGCACACGAACAAGCCGTACCCGCTGACCTTCTCAAAGAAGGTCGGGAGCTATTTCGGAGGCGACGACTGGTACACGAAGAGCCCGGATTTCGACCCGGGCAGAGCAGCACGGTGGTCGTGGGTTCACCCGGTCAAGCGGATCGTTATCTGGCCTGGGCCGGGCGATTACGGATCGGATTGGGGCCACATCTACACGATGCTGAAAGAGGTCAGGCGGTGAATCAGGTGGCGTTTCGGAGGGAGGCGAGCGATGAAAAAGTTCTGCTGGTGGCTTGCGGCGGTGATCCTGATGGTGACGTTGGTGTTGGGAGCGGCCGGCACCTGCAACGTGCAGCCGGACCCGCCACCGCCAGAGCCGCTACCTCCTGGGCCTGTTCCACCGGACCCAGGACCGTTGCCGCCGGACCCGGAGCCATTTGACCCGCCCGAGCCGGCACCGATCGGCGAACCGTTCGAGGGCCGAGTGATCCGAACGGACGGACCGACCATCGTTATCGTCCGCGTCAGGCTACTGCAAACGGCTTCTCACAGCCTGCCGGGCATCGAAGGGCCGACAGACCCGCAGTACGCGGAAGCGGCCGAAAAGGCATTGGAGACGCTCACACGAGGCGAGACGATAACGAGCGACGGAGTGTACGTGCGGACCGAAGACGGCACGCAAGTCTGCCAGGAGCTTGTGCGGCAAGGCTGGGCGACGGCCAGAGACGATGCGGTCGACACGGACCTGCGGAACGCTGAAAGCGAGGCACGGTTGTTCAGGAGAGGAATGTGGCAATGACGACAGGGACAACATTACCGACGGGTTTCAGGCTGGGGGAATTGAAAACAGTCTGGAGGCCGACCTACGCTGAGATAGATGGCGGTTGGCGAGCCACATACAATTACGAAACGGTGACCCAGCGGCGACCGCGACTATGGATTAACGGGCCGGGGCGAACCGAAATGAAAACGCCAAGGGCATGTCGGCGGTTGCGATGCGGAGACAGGCGAATGGTCCAATAGAAAAGGAGCGAGCCATGATGCGATTCGAGGGACTACGGGCGGCACGGATCATCGCGAAGTCGCTGCGGAACAACCCGGAGGACTGGAACGAGCATTACGGGCACGTGTTGTCGCACGCACGCTGGCCCGTGACGGTTGCTTTGGTACCGCCGCGGACGAGCTTCGAGGACCGAGCGAACGAAGAGCAGCCGGTACTGATGAAAGAGGCAACGGCCAGGAGGTGGCAGGTGTGGGTCCATTGCCGGCAGCAGGCCGTATGGTTGGGCCTGATCGCCCGGTGGAAGATCAAGCGGGCGGCAAAGCGGTACAAGATCATGAGGCTGCGAGAGGCCGTGGAAGGATAACGCGATGGGATTTCTATTCAGCCTGCTGGCGGGCAAGGGCGGAGGCATCAGCGCGATCGTCGTGGCTATCGCGGCATTGATCGGGTACGCCAAGATCGTGAGGCCGCACGAGTGGGTGGAAAAGGAAGCGACGTACGCGGCCGTGACGGGACCGATGACGATCAGCGTGAAGGTGGGCCGGCGGCGAACCGAGGAATACAAACTGTATGGTGTGGCGGTGTCGCCGGACGACGAGGCATTGAAACGAGAGGCTGAGGCGTACATCCGGAAACTGGCAGCCGAGAGCGGCAAGCTGACGATCAGTTACCAGCGGAAGCGGCCGACGACGGCGATTGTGACGACATGGGACGGCAACACGGACCTGGGCCACGCGCTGATCCGATACGGCTACGCCAGGGCGGTTGGCAAGACGCTGACGTACAGGGTAGCGGAGGCGTTTGCGAGGCGGGAAGGTCGCGGCATGTGGCGGCAGAAAATCCAGGGGTTTGTCGTGCCGGAGTGGGACGATTGCCCGGTGGTCCACCAGAGCAACCGGGGCGTCGGCGTTGTGTTGACGGACATCGACAGCCGGATGCCGGACCGGCACATCTACCGCGACAACGATCGGGTCACGTGGGGCCACGAGACCAGCCACGGTATCGCAAGCCGGTTACGAATGGCCCAGGACGGCTTCCGAGCAGGTAACGGCACGACGGTGAAGACGACCGCAGGATTGGACGTGTTCAAGTCGACGGGCCGGGAGAACGCATTCTACGTGCTGCTGGGCCGAAGCATCCGGCTGACGGAGCCGGACGTGACGCTGGCCGACGTAGCCAGGGCGGTCCCGCGCAGTCTGCGAGGTCGAATTTACAACCTATACCTCGTGCAGCAGCAGCGGGACTGGAACGACACACCGCTGTACGTGTTCGATGAGTGGGTTGCGTACACGAACGGCGCCGACGTGCGGTACGACGAGGGCATCGCCGGCCGAGACGAAGCGGTCGATCACATGGTCGAGATGATGGCGTATGGGCTGACGCTGGCGACGATGACGGACGACCCGAAGCTGGAGGACTTCGCCCGCTGGCAGGCGTTGCGAGCGGTGCAGTTGTTCGGTATTGCCGAGGACTACGACAGCGATCGAGGGGCGGCGACGATACACGCGATGCGGACGGCGGCGGACGCGGAACGGTGGCGGGCGGAAGTTCGAGAGGCACTTGGCGACGAGTGGACGCAGATGACGCTGGGATTCTGAAAAGGGCGAACAATGAGCGAGGCGATAGCGTTCTACGCAGGCGGAGCAACGGCATTGCTATTGTCTTCGCTGTTTCTTCGCGGTATTACGAAGGGAGAGTACCCGGCGGTGCTGGACATGCTGGTCGGCATCCCACTGTGGCCGGTGACGCTATTGGTGATGGGCGTTGCAGCCGGTTTCGCCGCAAGACGGCGGGCCAAGGAGCAAGGGAGCGAGCTATGAAGGTCAAGACGATAGTCCGGTACGCGGTGCTGGCAGCGGCGGCGTGCGGGTTTCCGTTTGGGATGTTGGCGTACGGGTTGATCCGCGTGCTGCCGACATTCGAGCACGACGACGACAGTTGGCTGGCCGAGCACGTGCAGCCGGCAATGTGCTGTTTTGCCGCCGGAGTGACGCTGATACTCGGAGCTGCGATACTGGTCGCGATCAGGATGCTATAACAAGGAGTTGAACCATGCTCGTCGGAGAAATCGTAACGCTATTCGAGACCGGCACGTCCTGGTGGTGGGTGGCGATCGGCATCACGAGCGTATTGGTGATCTGGGCGATCGAGCAGGAACGAGCCGAGCTGGCGACCGTGGCCGTGATCGTCGCAACGGCTGCGATCATGCTATTGAGCGACGCATGGAACTACGCCAGCGTTTGGTTGAGCCCGAAGCGGGTAGTGATCGGGGTGCTCGGCTACGTAGCGATCGGCGTGGCGTGGGGTTTGATCCGATGGTGTTGGTTGGTATACCAGCGGCGACGGCTGTACGACCGGCTCCGGCGCGAGTGGCTGAAACGGAAGCACGAGGCTGGAGTCATTGAAGGAGAACTGCCAACCGAAGTGCCCGAGTCCCTTCGCGGCGAGTGGACGGCATACGTCAAGCAGCAGCCGGGCCTGGACGATTACGCATGGTCGTCGTTTGAGACGCAGGTGGTGCCGAGTCCGTTTGACGAAAAGAACCGCCAGCGGATTGCCGGGTGGATGGCCTACTGGCCGTGGTCGATGGCGTGGCAATTGGTGAGACTGTTGTGCGAGCGGATTTGGCGGTGGCTGGTCGAGCAGTTGGCCCAGTTGTTGAAGAAACTGACGGAGATGATCTTCCCACAACCGACAGACCTTGAGCAGAAGAAATGACGCGGCGACAGTGGAACGTAAAGTTGAAAGTGATGTTCGCCCACGTGCCGAAGTGTGCCGGGCACAGCATACGGCCCACGCTGTTCCCGTGGCTGGGGTACCGGGTGCGGGTCGGGCACATGACGGCAGCGGAGTTCCGAGATTGGAAGCCCGAGCACTATGACGATTTCTTTGTCTTCGGGTTTGTGCGGCGCCCGGAAGACCGGCTGAAGTCGGTGTACCGGTATATGCGGCACCGGAAGCGACGACCGCGGCAGCAGTGCCTTGCTGTCCGAAAATGCCGCGATTTCGGCGAGTTCGTCGACCGGTTATTCACGCGGGAGGCGGTGCAAAGCTGGTACATTTTGCAGCCGGCGAGCCACTACCTATGCGACACGGACGGGCGGTTTCTGGTAGACTTTGTGGGTCACACGGCGAAGATGAAGGAGCACTTCACGCAGGTGTGCGACCGGTTGGGAGTGGAGCCGATCCATTTGCACCGGAACGCGAGCACGGGCCCGGAGGTCGGGCCGTACGACGAGCGGCGATTGAGGACCAAGATACGAACGCTGTGGCCGTTGGAGCACCGGATTGCGGAAATTGCCCTGTCGCAGGACGGAATCGCACGATATGAGTATGTCCGCCCATGACGCACCTACGAAGAAACTACCGAAGGGCGCGACATCTCAGAGGCTGGAGCGGCTGGCGTGCGAGCGGTCGCTGCATTTCTTTACACGACGAGCCTGGAAAGTTGTCGAGCCGGGCGTCGAGTTCGTAGACGGCGACCATATCCGGGCGACCGCAATGCACCTGGAGGCCGTGACGCACGGCAGGACCCGGCGGTTGATTATCAACTTCCCGCCGCGGCACATGAAATCATTGCTTGTCTGCGTGTTTTGGTTCTGCTGGACCTGGATACATCAGCCGTGGAGCCGTTGGCTGTTCACGAGCTACGCCAGCGCCCTGGTAACGCGAGACAGCCGGAAGTGCCGGGAGATACTAAACAGCGAGTGGTATCAAGGGCATTGGGGAGCTAAGGTCCAATTGAAGGGCGACGTCCGAAACCAGAGCCGGCTGGAGAACACGGAGCAGGGCGTGCGGATTGCGACGACCGTGCGAGGAACCGGCACGGGGTTGGGCGGCGACTACATTGTGGCAGACGACCCGAACAAACTGACCGACAGATTCTCGGCTACCGACCGGCAGGTGGTTCACGATTGGTGGGAGACGGTCGTGAGCAGCCGCGGCAACGACCCGAAGACGGTGCGTCGGGTGGTAGTGCAGCAGCGAGTCCACGAGAATGACCTGAGCGGCAAGCTAATGAAACAGGGCGACAAGTGGGACCGGATCGTGCTGCCGGCCCGTTACGAAGAGAATCACCCGACGGCCCGACCGACGAGTCTCGGATGGAGCGATTGGCGGACCGAGCACGGCGAGCTGTTGTGGCCGGAACGGTTCGGCGACGCGGAGTTGACCGAGTTGGAGGAAGAGACCGGCGGCAGCTATAACGTGGCGAGCCAATTGCAGCAGAGGCCGTCGCCGCAATCGGGCGGAGTGGTGGAGCGAGACAAGTTTCGGTATTACCGGATCGACACGGAAGGCGACGGCGACGATTGGCTGGAGTATTTCGAGATACTGGACGCGGAGGGCATAGTCGATCGAGTGTTGGCCGACAACTGCTTGTGGTATCAGACGGTCGACACGGCGACGAAAGAGAAACAGCATAACGACTGGACGGTGGTTGGCACGTTCGCGTTGAGCAACAATCCGGTGCGGCTGTTCGTCGTGGACATCTACCGGGCGAGGCTGGCGGTACCGAAGCAGTTCGGGATGTTGCTGGCCCAGTACGGACGCTGGCCGCGGGTGCAGTTCCAGGCGATCGAGGACAAGTCGAGCGGCACGGGCTTGATCCAGGAGGGCGTGCAAAAGGGGTTGCCGATTCGCGTGCTGAACCCAGGCACGAAGGACAAGGTAGCCCGAGCGGTCGCGATAGCCACGATGTACGAGAACGGTACGGTGTTCCATCGGGCTGCCGATCAGGCGGGTTGGCTGGAGGCGTTAGAGACGGAACTGGTGACGTTCCCGACGGCGGACCACGACGATCAGGTGGACGCACTGGCGTATGCCGGTATCTTGGCCCAGCAGATTGCCAGGGCTTGGGTGCAGAAAAAGGGCATGATGGCGTGGTGGCCCGGGAAAGATGGGGTGCAGACCGTAGAAAACCCAACGCGGCGGGAGAGCTTGGCCAAGAGGCTGACCGGGCGAGAGGCGCCGAGGCGGCGATGATCTTGCACCTCGACGGGACGCCTGATAGGATTGAACCGGGCGACGAGACATGGAGACCGAATCATGACGCCAACCATAACGCCTACCTATCGCAAAAACCCAGCGGCGAGCACGTACAAGGTCACGGTTGCGGCCATCAACGACGGAGCGGCAAGCAATGGCATCAAGCTGTCAATCTTTTCGGTGGCTTACGCGAGAGCGACCGTGATGGCTGTTAAGTATGCGGGCAGCCACAGCGTGCCGACGGCCAATGACGACACCGTGTACATTGG